CTATAGACCCAGACCTACGTGACGACCAGGCTAGAAATGCTATGAAGTCTAAGAAGGAATGCTTTATGGATGCCAAAGACATACAAGCAGAAGTGCAGAGACTGGAGGCTGCCCTGGCAGGAGAGGAGATTCCTGACGACACGGTAGATGAAGAGGCTACCTTTAAGGGTGGCTTTGCAGAAAAGTTTGCTAAACTTAAAAATAAGAAATAAAAAAAAGGGGCTCACGCCCCTTTCTCTTTGCAATATAATTAATAATTAGTCAACAATATTAGTAGCATCAGTAGAAGATGCAACATTTGAAAGACCATCATTAATGATTAAAGTGTCAAATCCTGGTTTACCCATTCCTTTTAACTTTAAATAAGACTTAGAGTCATCCTCGTAAGCATTCACAACATTCTTTAATCTTACAATTCCAGAAGCTGATGAGTCAGGGAAGCTAACAGTGTTTCCATTTACAGTTAAGCTTACAAAGTTTTCTGGTCCACCTAAAGCACCAATGTGCTGAACAAACTTTTCTAGAACTCCAGCAGAGTTGATAGAGGTCTCAGATTCTAAAATGTCAACAAATGGAGAATCAAATCCAGCATTGTTAGTTTTAGAAGCATCATACAAAATGTTCCAGTCATCACCACCATTTGTAGTGTTGTAAGAAAGCATAACTCTATCAGTATTAATAATTAAGTTGGAATTATGTTTAGCCGCAGTAGTAAAATCTACACCGTTCTTTTTGTTACACTCAATAATAAGTAATTGTTTCGACAAGTCTTGCACAGTATTGTTACCGTGCCCCGGCTTGATTAATCCAGTGTTTAAAATAATCTCGATTGGTCTTCCAGACATTGTGTTGTCAGCGTAAATAATTTCAGCTTCAATTTTGGTAACGTTAGCAGCAACAGTGCCGTCACTACTAATTCCTTGCTCAGAACCTCCGAGAGCAGCAGAAACACTAAACTTATCAGCATCAACTACAGTCTTGACAAAATATATTCTATCAGCAAGAATGTTTGGTCCCTCTATTTCATCACTAAAATAAACAGCGTCATTAACCTTTAAACCATGCGCAGCTAATGTAATACTATTATTAGAAGCAGTCTGAACAGCAGTAGCTCCAACCAAAGTTTCAATATCTTTAGCGTAGATAATGTGCTCGGTACTTAAACCAACTTTTTTGTATCCATCAGCTTCTTCGATTGTATAATCTTCAAAGCCATACTTTTTAGCTGTTACGGAAATAAAATTTGCCATTTGAAATATAATTAATAATTATGATACTACGTGGTCTTCCATTGTTGCAGCTACAGCAGTAGTAATATTTTCATCAAGAGCTAATATAGTTGCTGATTTGCTAGAGCTTTTAAGAAGAAGCTGTGCTTTACCAGAAGCGTTATCAAATCCAGAAGAAACATTCTTACATCTAACTAATCCAGATAAACTAGTATCAGGAAAAGCTACAACGTTACCATTAATATTTAAAGAAGCTAAATCAGAAACTGCTGTTATCGCACCCATGTGTTGGATGAAAGATGTTGCAAGACCGTCTAAAGATGTTTCAATTTGTAGGTAGTCAACAAATCCAGAATCCAATCCTGCAAAGTTATGATTAGATGTGTCATAAAAAGTAGCCCAGTCATCAGCAGAAGCACCACCATCAATATTCCCTTCGTAAGTTAATATAACTCTATCTAGGTTTATCATAAGGTTTACTTCAGAAATAGTATCAGCATCATAAGCAATACCATTTTTCTTGTTAACTTCGATAGCTCTTAACTGATTAGACTTAGCAGATAAACCAAAACCATCAGCAACATTAACACAAGGCTCAACAGTTACAACTTTGATTGGAACTCCACCATATGCTGGGTCAGCATAAATAAGCTCGCCTTGAACTCTAACTAAGTCTAAAGTTAAACTTGAGCCATCATTAGTAATGTCTTGTTTTGTGTTAGCATCATAATGAGCCTCTGAGCCATGTAAAAATAAACCAGTTGCTCCTGTTGCTTTTACTTTAAAGATTTTTCCAGGAGTGTAGTCAGCAGAAGCAATGTCAAAAGTTCCTACAGCATCTCCAACCTTACCAATTCTAACGTACTCACCATCTGTGATTCCGTGAGCAGCACCAGTGGCAACAGCATCAGTAGCAGCGGTTGCTGTAGTAACATCTACACCAGTATCTGTTTCTACATTTGTTCCGTAAATAATATGCTCGGAACTTAATAGCATTGTTTTTGCGTCAGCTAGTTTGGTGCCGTATGTGTCACCGCCCCAACTTAGAACGCTTACTTTTATAAGATTTGCCATAATAAATAAATAAATAAATAATTAATAAAAAGCAAAGATAATTAATCCTGTTGCAACATACAATTAATCTTCGTACTTTTGCATATTAGTAGAATTTAATGTATGCAAAACAAGCCAATCGTTATAAAAGATGGTGACGAAGGAGACGTGTTAAAAATATCTGATTTAGATATTTGCATTCCTAAGCAACCACCACTGGAAGAGATACTATTTAGTAATCTTTCAGATGACGAACAAAAGTGGAGTAGAACAGAGTTTCCTGAAGAATGGGAAGCAATGTCTGTTTCAGAAAGAGAGGCTTTCGCTTCTCAAGAGTTTGATAGAAGACTCAATGGTTTGTGGTTTATGAACAATGGTGTTCCAACATATATTACAGGCGTACACTATTACTACATAAACTGGTGCAAGATAGATGTCGGCTACCCTGATTACAGGGATAGAGACAGAAGGTTCTTTACATTTTGGGAAGCATGCGTAAAAGACCCCAAGTCTTACGGTATGGTTATGGTAAAACATAGACGAGAAGGTGCGTCTTGGAAAGGAGCAGCTATGGCTTTGTATTACATAACTCAAAACTTTAATGCTCACGGAGGATTGTTATCAAAAACTGGTAAGGATGCTAAGGATTTATTTGAAAAGGTTGTATATCTTTTCAGGGGAATGCCTGAGTTCTTTCAACCAATCATTGATGGTACAGACAATCCAAAGTCAACTTTAAGTTTTAGAAAGCCTGGGGAAAGAATTACCAAAAATAACAAAAAAGTTTCTAAGTCTGAAGCTTTAGATTCTAAGATTGATTTTAGAAATACAAGAGATAACTCTTATGATTCTACTAAGTTAAAATTCTTCATGTCCGATGAAGCTGGTAAATGGAAAGAAGCTAGTTTAAAAAAGAACTGGCAGATTGTAAGACCTTGTTTAACACAAGGAATAAACATTTACGGAAAATGCTTTATGCCATCTACTGTTAATGAGATGACAGAAGGTGGTGACGAGTTGAAAGATGTTTGGGTTGATTCTGATATTAAAAATAAAGATGCTAATGGGTATACTTTATCTGGCTTATATAGATACTTTACTCCAGTATATGATGGGTACGAAGGATTTATAGATAAGTATGGCAACTCTGTTATCGAAACATCTGAATCTCCAGTTAAATCCGTGGAGGGACATATGATAGATATGGGCTCAAAACAATATTTTGAAAACAGGAGAGAGGCTATAACAGATACTGCAAAACTTTCAGAAGAAAAAAGACAATATCCTTTTAGTTCTGAAGAGGCATTTAGAAAAGAAGGTAATACTAGTATATTTGATTTAGAAAAAATATATCAACAACTAGATTACTTAGAAGATTACGGAGAGCGTTTAGTTACAAAGGGAAACTTTATATGGGCAAATGGAGTCCAGGATTCTGAGGTAACATTTAAGCCAGATAAGACTGGTAAGTTTATGATAAGTTGGACCCCTTCAGTAGATGACCAAAATTTATATTACGATAAACTAAACACTCCAGGTAATAAAGAAACAATAGTCGCAGGGTGTGACCCTGTAGACCACGATACAACGACTGATGGCAGACGCTCTGATGCTGCTGCTTATGTCTTTAAGAAATTTGGAATGGATTCTGAGCACGCTCACTCTTTTGTTTGTGAGTATTTAGCCAGACCTCCTAAAGTAAAAATCTTTTACGAAGACATGGTTATGATGTGTAAGTTTTATGGTTGTGAAATATTAGTCGAGAATAATAAGATAGGACTAATAAACCATTTTAAAGAGAGAGGTTACGAAGCATATTTAATGCACAGACCTGAAAGCACACATACCAAGTTTAGTAGAAAGCAAAAAGAATACGGTGTTCCCACAACAGGAAAAGTTGTGATAAACGCAATATCAGATTCTGTTCAAGCGTACATCTATGATTTTGTAGGGTATACTGAAGACGGAGATATAGGAGTTTGTTACTTCGATAGACTGTTGAAAGACTGGTCTCAGTACGAGCCAGAGAACAGAACGAAATATGATAGCACGATTGCTAGTGGATTAGCTTTAATAGCAGCTAACAAGAATGCTAAAAGAAAAGAAATAGAAAAGAAAGTGTCACAGCCTTTTGTTAGAAGGTATGATAACTCTGGTAATATGTCAAAACTAATTAGTTAAAATGTCTAAAAAACAAGGTATCTATGCTGGCTATCCAAATCCCTTAGCCACACCAGAAGAGAAAATGAATCCAGATTATGGATTGCAATACTTCAGAAAAATGTATGCAGACTTTTCTGGAGAAGATGGAAGCCTTTACGGCTCTAGAAGAAGAAGATATATTGTCAACAGAGAGTACGCAGAAGGAATGCAGAATGTTGGCAAGTACAAAAAGCTTTTAGGAAATAATGGAGACTTATCTTACTTATCTTTAGACTGGTCTATCGTGCCAGTAATACCAAAATTTGTTGATGTAATTGTTGGTGGTTTAACAAATCAAGATTACGAAATAAAATGTACTGGTATAGACAAGGTTGCGCAAGACGCTAAGATTCAAGAAGAGATGAGACTATCAGCTAAGATGATGCTTCAAGACTTTACTAAAGACCTGGAGGTTATGACTGATATTCCTCTTGGTGGTGATGAAAAGCTTCCTACTGACTCTGAAGAGTTGGAGTTACATATGCAGCTTAACTATAAGCAAGCTGTAGAGATAGCTATGGAAGAAGGCATTGACTTATGCTTCTCAATAAACAACTGGAAAGAAATATCTAAAAGAGTAATGAGAGACCTAACCGTTGTTGGGTTTGGAGCTACTAAAACCTATAGCGATAAGGATGGTGTTCATGTTAGATATGTAGACCCAGCTAATCTTGTTATATCACATTCTAACGACCCAGACTTTAGAGATATGTCTCATGCTGGAGAAGTTAAGTATTATACGATTCACGACATCAGAAAGATGGCTGGTAATCAATTCACAGAAGATGAGTATATAGAAATGGCTACAGTTTCTGCTGGAAAGTATGACAACCCAATAGATGTCCCAACTCAAAAAACATATTATAAAGGATACGAAATGTATCAGTATGATAGCTTTAGAGTTGCTGTATTAGATGGTGAGTTTAAAACAGTTGACAACATAAGACATGAGAAAAAATATAATGCACACGGCAATTATACCTTAAACAAAAGAGACTCTAAATACAAATTACCTAAAAAATCTAGATACAAAAGAGAGATGCTAGATAATCCTGTAGAAATGATTTACAAGGGTAAGTATATTATTGGAACTGAGTTTATATTTGATTATGGTAGAGCTGATAATATTATAAGACCTAAATCTAACAAGAGCAAAGTTAGAATGTCTTATGCTGTTTATATGCCTAACCAAATAAACTTAAACAACAAATCTCTTGTTGAAAGAATGATGCCTTTTGCTGACCAGATTCAGATAGCACATCTTAAAATACAACAACTAATTGCTAAGGCTAAACCAAAGGGAGCTGCTTTTGAAATAGGCTCGCTAGAAAACGTAATGCTTGGAGATGGTGGTGAGTTTACTCCACTAGATGTTCAAGATGTTTACGAAGCTACTGGTAATATTTATTACCGCATGCAGCAGGAAGATGGGAGTATGGGTAATCCAAATCCTATACAGGAACTATCTGGCGGTATTGGCGGAGCTCTTAATGAGTTGATGGCTATTGTTAATTACAATATGCAACAAATCAGAACAGTAACTGGTGTCAATGAAACTAGAGAAGGCTCTGCTCCAGACAAAGAAGCTTTAGTTGGTGTTCAGAAG